GTTCAAAATATGCAGATATCTTGTCAAAGTTTTCAGATGATAAACTGTCTATAAAGACTTGTAGTTCATCTTCCTCAAAGTCTGCTCTATTATGAACAAACTCCTCATCAAAAATATTATCTACACATTCCCCAACTAAACTAAACAATGTTTCGACATCTAACTCTTCCTTACCTTCTAACAACCTTTCGACAGTGCCGAAAGAAGGTGGTGCAAGTGTCATACCTACTTTATCATCTAACATGATCTTCCCTGCTTCCATGTCACCTTCTGATAACTGGACATTGGTAAGATCAATTTCGTAGTCATTAGGACTATCGCATTCTTCACATGTAAACCTAACTTGTGATGTCTCACCTACAGACTTCATTCTTATCTGTAGGAACAACCATTCTAGATCAGGCCCTGCAAGTGTTTTAACATCTATCTCATCTAACAAACACCACTGTGTTATATTGATGAGTGCTGTTCCAATAACCTCTGCACTACCATCTTCCAATGCAAGTAAAAGAGTTCTTTGTTCCTTTACTGTGAATGGATGAAACTTCACCTTTTGTTTACTTATTGGTAACTCAACACCATATTCGATCTGATTTACCTTTGGTAACGACATAATATATTCTCCATCTTAAAAAAGGGTATTACTACCCAAATATTTCATTTTCTAATTTCTTAGCGATTCTTCTTCCTAATTTCTTTCCAAATTTCTGAATAACACCACCAAGAAAGTTGTCGGCTTTAGAGTTCGTAAACTCACTATGCCAATATCTATACATAAACTGTGCATTACATTTCGTGAAGTCTCCAGACCCACTACTAAATTGCAATTGACCTAATTGTAATGGCCATGCATCTGCAAGTACACATCTATATATTACTTGTCCATATTTATCTAGTTGTTCTAGATAAATGGTTCCTTTGTAATTATCGAAATAATTACTATAAAATTCTGAGGCTGGGGATGCCATATGTTGTTGCCACATCTCCAACTGTTGTCTGTCCTCATATGAGTTTTCTAATTGAAAGATACAATCAAAGGGGTCATACATTGGTGCAAGTGGGACAGTTCTACGAGGGCCATGCTCTGTTGGTGTATGGGTTAAGAATCCTCGGCCAGGCACTGACATAGACTCACACCTTATTCCTCTCATTCTAAGTACACTTGTATTTCTTCTATCTGTTGTTTCACCAGTTGCAGTACCTTCATCATCAACAGCAGGGTCTTTATGATCTACTGATAAATTTGCAAATAAAGAACAAGTGTAATTATTTGCACGAGGTAAGTTGTCTATTGATTGTTTAAATCTATCTATTTTCATTTTGCTGCAGCTATTTTTCTCTTGGACTCTTTATATATGTTTGCAAGTCCAGATTTTCTAAACGATTCTACAGGTAGGAATATTGCAATTTCCCAGTCAGCACTGTCAACTATTGCAGCTCTAGACTTCATGTGTGCAGTTAAATAATGATGTACACATGCTTTGTAGTAAGGTCTACCTTTAATCTTTTGTATCAATTCCCAAGTCAATCTAAATCTTGTTGAATTATCATATTTGTCATTGTTTGTATAGTCAAATAATTGATCTAGGAATTGAGCCCTCATTGTATGTGGTAAATAATGTAAGTTAAGTCCCTTAAACCCACCTTTTGCTCTTTCGTAGGGTATACATAAAGGGAATCTATCGTAGTAAGGGAGAGTTTTCTTATGTTTAGGGTCATAGAAGTACATAACCATATCGCCTAATATTGGGTTAGTCCGTTGTCTTTGATCTGAGACTAATCCCTTTCTACTCACTCTTTTTATCTGAGACACACGAGTACGAAACCAAGTCATTGACTTCTTTGTCCTTGCCTCGATACCACCTCTAAAGGCTTCCCTCTCTAATCTGTCAAATAGTTTACCTGCCATATATGTATTTATGTCATTTAACTAGGTGATCTTCTGTTAATATTTTAAAATTATATCCACGATTCAAACAGTATTCACGAGCTGCATCCCATTTGAGTTCATTGATTGCATATCTCTTACCTTCTTTCAAATAACGACCATTAGATTTCTTACCACGAACAGGCGGTTGTGTAAATTTCTTTGGTTTGACTTCAATGATATCCCTATCGACTGTTCCATCAGCCTTTTTGTATTCAATCCAGAAGTCTGGAAAATATCGGTGTACTCTACCATCTATACTACGATATGGTATGATAATCTCTTCACTAGACCATCTTAGGATGCTATCGTTAGTATCACAGTATTTCATGAACCTTAACTCCCACAAAGAACGATAAATGACCTTAGTTGGATCACCTTTATACTTTTTCCAGTGAATTGGTTTGAATCTTCCCTTGTAACTCATATAAATACCTTATATAAAATAACTTAATAAAGGTATTTAGGATGGGATTACTATCGAGTCTAAAATCAAAACTTATCGGATCAATTAAAAACGATCTAAACTCTGCACTAGCAGGGCAAAGAAACTTATTCAATGCAAACATAGCAGATGCACTAGATGATCTGTTAAAGTCTGCAACAGGTATATCTACTTCAAATATACCCAGTGAAATTACTTCACTCCAACAAACAATGGCAGAGTCTGCTTCACAAGTAAGAAAAGCAGAGATGAAATTGGGTGCCGAGGCATATTCAACTCCACTACCACAAGTTGAACCTTTGCAATTTCCTACTGATCCAAATTCAGCATTTATTAATAACTGGATTGTGTTTAGAACATTAGAACAGGAAGGATTTGATGTAGGAGCTGGCCAGAAGAGAAAGAACTACGAGATAAGATTATATCTACCTAAGATAAACGATAATATTTCAATGACATATAAGAGTGAGGAAGTGGGTATTATGGGTGCTACTGCAGGCCAAGTGATGAATTCTGATGGGGTATGGGATGGTATAAAGACTGCTGGTGCTGGTGTATTGCAAGCTGGTACTGAAAAATGGAAAGAGGTCAAGGATAAGATGTCAAATATAAGACCATATCAGTCTGGTATAGTACAAAACCCAGTTAAATTCCAACTATTTGAGGGAGTAGGATTTAGAACACACAGTTATTCATTTGAATTACATCCATACAACCATGAAGATTCCCTTGCAATCCAACAGATCATATATGCATTAAAACATTCTGCATTACCTACAGTTTCATTAAAATCACCAAGAATGTTTATATTGCCTGCAATGTGGGATATAGATATTGCTGGAGATGTTAGAAATAACATGGAGAAACCATTACCATCAGCAATCACTAAGGTTGATGTTGACTATTCTGGTGGTCATGATATGAATTTTGTGTATTCAAGAGCTGGAGAGAAAATAACAGATGTTCATCCAAATGGTGTAGTATTAAGTGTAGATTTCACTGAACTTATCACTATGGATGCAGACAGATATGATAAGAATGTATCTGTTAATAGAACAAAAGGTATTGGAAGTGTCCATGAAGAATTAGAGGGTCAAGAAGGACAAATAAAAGATTCACCACAAGCAACAGATGGCTCAGGTGATCCAACAGGCTAGGAGTAACGAATGGCAACAAATTATTTTAGACATTTTCCAACTATTGACTACGACATCAATAAAGATGGAGTATTACATAGGGCTAAGGATTTATTCAGACAGGTAAGAGTATTTGGGGATAAAGAAGAGAGTGCGACAGGGTACGAATTTATGCATGTTGGAGATGGAGATAGACCAGATGCAACTGCATCTAAAGTGTATGGTGATGGAACATTATATTGGTTATTCTGGTTAGTGAACGAACATTTAACAGTATGGAGTGATTGGCCAAGGTCAAATTTCATGCAAGAAAAATATATTGACAGAAAATATACTGGAACAGCACTAGTTGCAGAAGTATCTACATCTATAGTGTCATCTGCGGATAGTAAGTTCACTATGGGTGAAAAGATAACAGGATCAACATCCAAAGCAACAGGATATGCAATTAATATTGATCCAACATTTAATCATGTAGTAGTTAATGATGTACAAGGAACATTCCAGACAGGTGAAACAGTTATAGGTAGTAAGTCAGAGAAATCTTTCACATTATATTCATTTGCTGATTATAAAGACAGACCACACTATTATATTGACAGTGAAGATAATAAAACAACAGTTTATAATGCAGCGTATACAGTAAAAACTAATGCAGAACATGAACGAGAACTTAATGATGATGCAAAATTCCTTAAATATATTCCATTAGGATATTCACACCAGATTGTCAAAGAGTTCAGAGATTTAATTAGGGAGTAATATTATGCCGATGTTCATAGGACAGGGTACTCCTAATAGATATTTTATTGAGTCTCTAACAATATCAAATAATGCAGGCATCCAAGACGAAGTAGTAGAAATATTTGAACAGTTTCAAATCACTGAATCAATTTATCAAAATTTTATCACTGGCTCCATTACGATAGGTGATGGTGCAAACTTTTTTAATCGTATGGGGTTTACTGGACAGGAATATATTCGTATTCATTTAGCAGGGATAGAGGGCCCAGAAGAACAAGTCCCTTATGAAGAACAAATTGACTTAGTATTCAGAATATATAAAGTCACAGAAATGATGAAAGATGGTAATTCCACTAGATATACATTGCACTTTGTCTCACCAGAAGCATTACAGGCAAATAGAAAAAGAATTTCTCGTGCATATAATGGAACAGTATCCGATATATGTGCAAAAATAATGAAGGAAGAGTTGGGTATTAGAGAGGATTCTGATAAGAAACCAGATGGTAAATACACTGGTGTTAGGATAAAGTCAGAAGGAAATATCCAGTGTGTTGTCCCTAACTGGACAGTCTCAGAGACCCTTAATAGACTAGTATCCTATGCACAATCAGAAGAAGGAATGACACCTAATTCTTACTACATGTACCAAACAGCAAACAAGGGATACAAACTTAATAAGATAGAAGACATGTATGGACTCAAATACTTGGGTGGTGATGCAGTATTTGGTGAAGCACTTGCTGGATCAGGCGATCCAAATGCATCATATGATGAAGATGGATCACAAGGTAAGAGGCCGGGGCCAGGTACAGACATATATGATATTAGTAAACCTGCTTTATTTAATGTATTAGAGAACACAAAAAATGGGTTGTATTCTGGTAAGAGAATTACCATGAATCCCATTAACAAGATTTATCAAGAGATACCATTCAGAATTGCAGATGCAGATGAGTGGGACATGGATTCCAAAGGGGAATATAAGACTAAAGGACACATATCCAAGTCATTACCCTTTAGAGTTGCACCAGAGGTGGTTAGGTTGCCTGCGGATGGTGCAGTGGCGGGACAAGCATTAGATATTGCCCCACAAAGTGAGTCATTAGACAGTATTATAGATTATACAGATGCAGCCTTGGACTTTGGGTATGAAACCCCAATGAATATTAATGGAAAAGATACCACGATTAACAATCTCCATCATAAGACTCAATTAGGTAACTTTAAGAGGCAGTCAGTAAGACAATTGTTATCATCTAACACTGTGAATGTGGCCATATCTGGAAGGACTAATATATCGTGTGGGCAAACCATTAATTTAGATTTAAAACAACCGATTGAGTCTGGTGGGGTAGTAGAGGATGAATTTATGCATAATGGTGAATTTCTAATCGTTGGATGTACCTTTGTAGGTACTCCAGACAGTCTTATAGTGCAGTTAGAACTTGCAACAGATGGATTAGAGTCAAGTATGGATGGGTATCAAACTCCTACTGCTATAGTAGGATAAAATGAATACAAAAGCAAAGGAAAAGAGGTTATATATCTCAGAGAAATTATACAATAAGCACGACTTCTATAGGAAGGGATTCTATATACTGTTCGCATATTTAATATGGGACTTATTTAGATCATTCGGATGGATTTAAAGGATTTCCTATTAAGTGCTGCAGTCTATATAATAGGTATAGGTTGCATATTTATATTACTATTTTGGACATAGAACAACGAGGAAAAGAAAATGATGATGGCAAGAACGATCTTGTTAGGGATGACTACGATTATATTTACAGGATGTATCACACAGGCATATGAACCAATGAATATGGAGAAGCATATGAAGGATAATTTTGTTCAAATATGCACAGGTACACACAAGTCTAACATGACTTGCAGATGGATACCAAACAACGAACAACTAATACATCAAGATAATCTACCATAATGGATATTCAAGAACAAATCAAGCAACTTAGACTCCAGCAAGAAGTAACCAAAGGTATGGAATGGTTTCGTCTAGAAGAAGAAATACAAGAGTTAATTAACAATAATGAATAGTTTTTTTTCGTCTAAAATTCTCCGACTCGTTTCGTATATAACCCTTTCGTTACCGATTTTTTTTATAAGTTGTGCAGTACCCTTAGAGATTCTACCGAACCTATGCTATACTGATAAGACTGGGACATATATCTGCCCTTCATCATGCGAAGAAGATTTAAAAGAGTTTCCGAGTGCAATAGAGAGTTGTCACTGGACACCTCAGATAGAGATAAAGAGGGTTGCAGAGAAGAAACCCTTGACACCAGAGGAATTGTATAAGATGAGATTATATGATTGTCGTATGTTTCTCGGAAGTGATGCATGGGACTGGTGCATGGGTAATGAGGCATGGATAGGATGACGAATAAAGATTTTAAAAATAAACAGAGAGAATTAACCGATTTAAATGCAGATGGACATGCAGATTACTCCGATACCTACTGGAAGAGAGAGCAAATGAGTACAGAGCATGATGAGAGTGATGATTTAGAGGATGCCAAGAGAGTAACAGGACAGTTTGATTCGTTCTGTAGTAGGATGTGGTTAGATAATTGTGATGAGAATAGTGCCTTTGGTGCAATAACATACACGAAGGATGAATATATTTCTAAATATTCTGGGTGGTTATGGAATAAATTTCAAGAAAATAATGGTGTTGTGGAATATAATGAGAAAAAATAATCGAAAAATAAGGGAAAATACGACACTTTTTGAAAGTGAAAAGGTCGTGGTACTTAAGAGGGAGACGAAGACGAGGAGATGATTAAGTTTCAAGGTAAGAATGAATTAAGTTTTTTCACAGGAGTTGTAGAGGATAGGTTTGATCCCCTAAGCCTCGGAAGAGTTCGTGTGAGAATCTATGGGATACACTCTGATGAGAAGAATCAGATTGCAACACCAGACTTACCATGGGCCCAAGTCCTTATGCCCACTACTTCTCCGAGTCTTTCTGGGATGGGTCTATCGCCTCATGGTCTAGTAGAGGGTTCTACAGTGATGGGATTCTTTAGGGATGGCGATATGATGCAAGACCCAGTGATACTTGGTAGTTTATTCGGTATACCTAGTAAGTTTTATAAGCAAGACGAGAGAGGAGAGGGTGTAGAACGACACGCCAGTAAGGGTTTCAACGATCCTCGTGTCTCTGGTAGTTACTCTGGTGATGATGCACCTAATCCAGACCATATACAGAGGGGCTATGGCCTCGGCTTAACCTTAGATGACTCTCCTAGGCGCCCAGATAGTGTCGAAATGAAGGTAGATGGTACTGGATCGAAGATAAACAGCCCTGATTCTGGGATCAACTACCCTAAAGAAGACTACTATGACCAGTCAGATGTCAACTTCCTTGCACAAAATGACATCTCCAAGTACCCTAATGACCTTATCTTACAACATGAGGGTGATATTGTCAAGGAGCCAAGCCGTTCTGGACAGGTAAATAGTACCTATCCATTCAATCATGTGTATGAAAGTGAGAGTGGCCATGTGTTTGAGGTGGATGATTCACCTAGTGCAGAGAGAATACATCTATATCATAGGAGTGGCACGCGTCTTGAGGTGCTGCCAGATGGATCAAAGGTTACTAAGATTGCAAATGATGACTACGAGATTGTAGTTAAGGACAAGAAACTACTAGTGTTTGGTCAGATGGACATAGAAATTAACAGAGACAAATACCAACTCACAGTAGGCGATGAGATAAACATCAAGGCGACAGGAGACATTAACATCACATCAGCAGGCACATGCAACATAACCTCAGATGGTGAGGTAGATATCAAAGGTGGTACTGTAAAACTTAACAGTCTCTAAGATTCTCTGAGGGCCTTAAGTGATTGATTGTATTATAAAAGGTTGATTCTTTTACTATTTGGGACTCCTAGATTTAGGTCTTAAGGGTGATGGAACCAAATTTGAATTAATTCTCTGGGACTCCTAGAGTAATAAATACCTTGACAAATCCCTATTCCATGATATCATAGTTATATGAAAATATTTAATAAGGAGACAAACTCATTTAAATTAGGATTGGCATTAATGGGTCTATGTGGTGCATTATTTTATGTTACATTTGATCCTATTACAATCCTTTCTTATGGACTATATATTTTAATGGCATCTCTAATGGTTCCATTAATACTTGATCTATTATGAATATATTAGATAAATTAATTACAAAAAATAAATTCGACAAAGATGAAATTTACCAAGCAAGATGGGTATGGTATCATACTCTTCTATGTGGGTTCCTTTTCGTTTCTGTAATATTACAGGTGGGAATACTTGTTGCAATTTGGGACTTAGCAAAATGACGAAAAAATACATACATGTAAACATGCACAAGATTCGTGCAAATAAAAAGCATGGAACCAACGAACCAGTTATTACTATTAAGGAAGGTCGGAAGAATACTTATTGTCACGAAGTAGATATACTTGGCCCTAGTAGAGTTAGGTATGGTGGTAATGATAAACCCATACTACCTTGTGGTGCTAGAGTGGTAGTAGAAACTGAAGCTGATTATAAAGTAATTGTCTAACTTTAATATAAATAAGAATGATAAAGGTCGAGGTCTTTATACCACTCAAGAATATAAGAGTGGAGATGTAGTATTACATCTGGTAGGGAACTATCTTTCTTATCCAACCCAGACCTCTATACAGATAGGTAGAGGGATATGGAGTAGGCACTTAGAGTCTTGGGAAGGTGGTCATGTAAATCATCACTGTAATCCTAATACTAAAGTACGAACTAAAGGTTCCGAGCAAAATTCAACAACTTGGGAATCTAGCTTAACCGCAATAACAGATATCTCCATAGGAGAAGAAGTGACATTCGATTACGAAACTACAGAAGAAAATATAGAGCATCCCTTCTACTGTAAGTGTCACGGCAAATTAATAGAGGGATGGAATGTCTTTGACAGGGTATACATTAAATGAAAAAATTATTACTACTAGGTATTTTTCTATTACCTTCATGCATTGTTTTTGAGCAAATAGATAAACTACCAGAACCAGCAGTACATGCAATTATGGTTCCTATAACCATGCTCCCATTAATACTATGAAGCAAGACAACAACGACATCATTACATATAATATAATATTCTTATTATTCTTTGCTATGATTGTCTGGAATTTTATTTCTTGAAATATTCCCTAGAAAGCATTCACCATTTTAGTTGTGATTCATGCTCTCTATGGTGGTCTATTGCTGGAATGTCTGGCAGAAGTTTTCTTGAAAACAGAGCATTGACTTGCCCACATTGTAGTCATGTACATAAGCCACCTCATAAAGAAACCTTTGAAAGTTTTAATGAGAGAAGAAAATGAATAGACTACTTCCTTTTATATTCGTAACTTCTTGTACTAGCACTAGTCTCATAAACTTTGAAAATATGATACCAGAGGACTTGGCTATATACAATGAAGGATTACCTTTAGATGAACAAGTCGTTTGTCAACCAGCACATTCGGATTGGATAAATGACAAATATAGGCATATTCCTAAGTGGTGTAAGACTGTAGGATATATAAAAAAATTACAAAACAGAGGCCCAGAGGACTGGGCTGGAGCAGGTTACGGAAACAGTGGTGGCAACCATCAACCAGCAGATGCTGCAGACTACCATCCTAGTGTTTTCAATGGAGGCCATAATTGAATATCGTAGACATGATATTAATAGCAACTGGAATATTCTTAGTAATTCTTTGGATTAAGTATCGTGAATAAAGCACTCAAAATAATATTCATACTCAGTACAATATTATTCTTTGTATCTTGTGCGGGAGTTATTAAAATTAATTTCAGCTGATGTATGTTTGTATTTGCCTAGCAATCACCGAATCCCAGATAAAAAAAGACCCATCCTTGAAAGACAAGGTGGGTACTGTCTGTGGACAATGTGTCCAAGAAAGCGGAGTTGG